GTCCCATAGGGCGCTCTAGGGCTTGGGGCATAGGGGGGCGGGGCCTACAAGATGTTGCGGTCGTTCATCTTCTTCTCGATCTTGTTGAGATCAAGGCCTCTGTCCAGCGCCAGCCTTTTGACCAGTCTCATCCCCTCGTCTGTCAGCCTCCCGGTGACCCGATCATGCAGTCTGTCGTGCTCTTTACTCGTCAATGAGACGAGGTTCCACAGGCTCCACTGACACTCCGGGAAGTACTCTCTTGGAAGTATGTGGTGTACCACCTCAGCGCTCACCATCCTGCCGTATCTCTTAGACTGCTGGCACATGTATCCATCCCGCTTCATTGCCTGACATCTTAAGCGCTCCCATCTTGCGCTCTTGTAAAAAGGATCAGCCTGCTTCACGCCACTTGACCTCGTACATCGTCTCTATGTAGTTCCCATTTTTATCGAGCCAGTGAGGTTTCCTTGCGACCTGGCAGACGTAGAACTTGAGGCGCATCTCCTCGCCATCCACGAGGCAGTCATACCATCCCGGAACCCTTGGCCATCCATCTTTGTAATCCATGTTTTCACCAACAAAAAAGGAGCCAGCGGGTGACTGGCTCCCCAAATAGGAGGTTAAGCTATGACAATCTGGCATCTTGTCAAATCTTGCTGATATCATAATAGCACAGATCCAGGTGCCCATATGAGTCCAGATCATGTCCTTGATGTACTGATTGACGGACTTGCCTGCTGGCTTTGCTCGACCTGCTCTGCGATCATCTCGCAAAAATCCGCGTGCTTACACTTGTGTATCAGCATGGTTTCATCCTGTCCATATGCGTCAGCTTGTACTACAACCCGAGTCTTTAACTTCAAACTCTTACATCCCTCGCAGTATGGCTCCACGGCCACCTTGATATATCCCTTGTCCTGCTGCCTCCGGGCTTCTATCAGAGCGTTGTGGAGGTCTGCATTTTCTTTCCTGAGCTCCTCGATCTCCTTGTTGAATTTAAGCTCCTGGAGCTGGAGCTCCTCTCTTGTCACCAGTCTGTCCATCTTGCCCTCCTAGATCTTTTTTGCAATCTCACAATAAAGCTGCTGCCGCTTGCGATAATAATACTTGGAACCGCAGGGAATGCCTTTGCACTGCATCTGGTAATAATTAAGCCCCATAGTCACGCCCAAGAGCAAGTAGTCGTATATCTCCGGAGCTATATCCTTGACCGTGTCCTCTAACAGCTTGACCTTTTGGCTGTACTCTGCCCGCTTTTCAGCCAGCGCAAAGGTCGGATCAGAGTCTCCTGAGGACTGCACTTTGTCCAGATCATAGCGGATGCCTTTGCTCGTGTCTGTCAGTAGCCTGAGCCGGTCTTTCCATGTCTGATAACACAGGCACCATGATACAGCATGGCGATATAATGGCGGCTCTATATAGTATTCACTTCTTTCACTTGGCGTCTTGAATTTCATATCCCCCTCCTGTGCGTCATTTTGATAACTCAATAGCGACTTGACGCAGGTTTGTAACAGTTTGTCTCTACTCGGCAGGTCTCAATCCCCGCATTATGGAGCTGCTGATATATCCCCCAGGTGATCTGATTTTCTATCCTTTCCCGCTGGGAGACATTTCTATACAGCTTCAACGGCTTGTCTATTTGGAGGAGCCGCCGTATGCTCTCTGCTGTGCTCCTTCCAATCTGTCGCCATTCGCCTCTTGTGATATAGGTCTTCTGCCAAATAAAGAGTTTGAATCCTAGCGCGTTCTCGATCTCTGTGAAATCCATGTCATTAACTGATCGTCTGAGGAACTCCACTTCTTTATGCTCGATTAACATCACTTTAATTGCTTCGCAGAGCTCTTTTGTCTCCGGATCCATGAGGTGATCCGTCAAAAAATGCTGTAGTGTAACCTTTGCGTCTTCAACTTCCATTTCATTGCTCCCTCCTACTTAAGTATTTCAAGCTCTTCCCTCAGGTCCTCAGGGATGTTATCCCTGAAAACATAACGGTTTTTTAAAAAATATTCGTTGTAGGTGACTGCTGCCCTATTGGCTCTCATTTTGGCGCTGTTCGCCCAGGTTACTTCTTCCGGTTTTTCGGAGTCCTTGTACTGCTCCCAGATCAGGCGGTCATTTTGGTATGATACCATCAGGGCCCGGCAGCTATCCTCTACCTCTTTTTGGGTCTTGTAGTTTGTCAGATCATCCGCCCTCTGCATATTGCTGTTGTAGGAATTTACGAGCACGACTCCGGCAGGCGTTGCCATAAGTGCCAAGAGAATACCAAGAGCTATGCCAAATTTCATTTTGTCCATATCAGCCTCCTATCTTGAGGACAGGATCGGACACCTCGAAGGGGATGTCTGAGTACAGATACGTTCCTGTCCATTCGATGTAATTTCCGTCAACGGTAAAGAAAAATATGCCGCTGTCGTTCTCCCCATAGCTCCCATCAACGTCGGCGAGCCAATCGTTATAAACGCTGCCAGCTTCGTAATATTCACTATCCGGAGTTAGATAAGAATTTAGGCTCGACACCTTTCCGTCTACGACAAATCTTCCAACCACAGCGCCGTTATCTGTAAAAAGCACTATGTAGCCGAGAGGCTTGGCGACCTGACATATTACTGCGCTTGCTTTTTCCCGCTGGCCGTTGACCCAGTACGCTCTCCGGATGAGGTTATAGCGCTCCAGGCTGTAATCTATATCCGTTGGAGTCGGCTGGTTGCTCTTGAGGTTGCGGGCCACTATCTGAGTCTTTGTCTCATCGGTTGCCTCTACGTCGCAGCCTGTTACAAAAAAGACTGCTGCAACAATTATGATTATAGTCGTTAGTATTATAAATTTAATTTGATTTTTCATTTTGTCTCTCCTCTCAAAACATTAAGATAGTCAAGATTGCCAAAAGTCCAATTATCAAGTTCTTTTCTGTTCATAACTATGGCTTTGCCAGGTTCGACATAGTCCACCTCTTGAAGAACTGCTATTTCTTCTATGTCTGGTTTCTGTTCTTTAAAAGCTTTGATAACAGAAGGCTGAGCAAATACTATTAAAGGACGATTGATCAAATCTACTGTGTGAATAGCTTTTTTTATATCATTAATTGTTATTCCCATCTTCCTGCTCCTTGTCTGCCCATGGCTCATTCGCCCATTCTTCCATTGATCTACACCACAAGTCATATATGTTTTTCCACATTTCGTTCTGGAAACCTTTCTTCGTGATTGCATATCCATTCATCGGTGGTCTTGCTTCACATACAAGCTCCGTATACTCCCCATACGATACAACCGCAGGACAACCGCAACTCGCCCTTTCTATCAGACCTTTTTCTACAAGTCCTTTTATGGCTTTTCTTGTCCGATATTTTGTCCATTGGTTCATCTTGGCAATATCCCCTGTTGATACAACCACCCTTTCGGGGGAATACGTTGTGGTATAAGATGATACTTCACAATTTGCAATGCACTGGAACACAGCTATCTCATCCGATATCTTTTCAACCATTCAAAACCTCACTCAAAAATCTGAATTACAGTTGGCAATTCACCGTTCTTGTAGTTGTCGTAGATATTTGCGAATATCGAACTTGCATCCACGAACATATCTGCATCGTTGCAATCACTGGCTATGGTCCGGCAAATTTCTATTGCCGACTTAAGTTTTTCCTTTTCTTCCTCCGTTAGTGTTACTGTGATCTCTTTGTATACACTGCTCATCTTCCTGCTCCTTTGCTATTTCCTCTGTTATCTCTTCCTCTGTCACAGTAGGTACTGTTCCATTAAAGCAATTTCTGAGAATATTTAAAAATCCCTCTGACAAGCTGTTGCTCTGCCTTAAATCATCTGCTGTACATTCAATCTCGGTTACTGTTGTTCTGATTTTCATTTCTTATCCCTCACTTCTTGCCTTATATGGTTCTGGAATTATACGTTCTACCCATGCAATTACTTCCGCATCACCACGATTAAGCATTGGTATATTTCCCCAATCAGAATATCCATATTTATTTGCTTCTTTCGGTATTGGCAGATATAGTGTTTCGATAACCCAGTCCTCTCGATCATCTATTAAACTTCTACAGGTTGCGTTAACATACGTAAAAGGTTCAGGAAGTTTTTCACTAACAGAAGTCCATCTTGGCTCTTGTGGTGTTACTGAGGGCAAATTGCTGATATCAAGCCATTCTGCCCTATACTTTTCATTCAGCTTAAAGCAATCATCCTTTTCAAATCCTGGGCACTTGTTAGCAAATCCGTCTAATCCATGGTCGCAATCATACTCACATAAGCCACAAACTGAATCATTGACTTCACGTTCTCTTATATCAGCAAAAATTGTTTCCATCTCGTTTATTATTTCTTTTAGCCTTGTCTGAACTGCTTTTCTGCTTATACAATCCATGTCTCCGACATTATTGTCGGGAACATCTGTCTTATTTGACCATCCCTCGGGCATCTCAATTAGTGTTTTCATTCGCTCTCCTCTTTATGGCTTTTTCACAAAATTGATTGCGCTTGCGGTATGCGCGATATGGAGAGGCTGTGCAGATCCCGTCTACAGACTCTCCCATCTGATGCCAGTATATGCATTGCTCACAGTTTATTATTTTCACCTTCTCCTTCTTTGCCATCTTCCACCTCCTTAAAACCCTCAACTCAACTTTTCCTTTCATTATCTTTTGTGTATTCTTGTGTATTTTCTTATTGACTTTTGTGTAAAAGTGTGTATAATATAATTATAAGGAGGTTACAAATGAGTCCAAGAAAACAAGCAGAACAAAATCTAAAAAATGCAGGTTATCACCTAGACCGACGCGGTGCTAACCACGACATCTACAAAGATGACAAAGGTCACAGGATACCATTAAAGAGACATGATTTTAATGATAACGACCTGAAATACATCAACAAAGAAATTAAACAAAATGGCGGAGTGTAAAAGCTCCGCCCCCCATAAAGGAGGCTTTTATGATATACATGTACACCGCAACTTTTATAATCGACGACTCTTATGTTTATGCACGTGTCCCTGATCTTCCCAACTGCATCACTTCCGCTCATACTCTTGAGGAAGCAATAGACCTTATAACAGATGCTGCAAGTGTTTGGCTTGTATCTGCGGAAGATGATGGCGAAGCGATCCCTGCTGCCTCTGCTCAGTCTGATCTGGATATTCCTCAGGGAGCTGTTGTGTCCCTTATCCGAATTGATACAATTGCCTACAGAGCTGCTACAGATACCAGAGCTGTCCGCAAGAATGTATCTCTGCCAGCCTGGATGGCTACTCTTGCAGATAAAAGAGGAATTAACTGCTCACAGGTATTACAGGACGGACTCCTTGCAAAACTCTCCTAACCTTCTGCCCCGGTTTTTCGCCGGGGCTTTTTTATTCATCATTTGCTCTGTGCCACGGTGTCCAGTCAAGTCTTGTGCCACATTCCGGACACTGCTCGCAGTCAAGCTCTTTTAACTCATCCAACTGATAATCACATTCAGGGCAGTATGCATCATCACATATGCCTTTTATGTTTACAGGCTGCTTTGGCTCCTCTGATCCGTTGCACCTTACACCACACAGTCTTGTATTGCATTTCCTGCAGCAAACATGTGGGCACTGGATCTCATCAAAAGAGTCGGCTATCTCCCAAAGATTCTTCTTGTTGCAGTTATGCCCTGAGAACCCACACACATTATATGTGTATCTGCATATCAGGTCTTTTTTCGCTTCGCAGTCTTTCTTACATTCATGACAACAAGTCTGTGGACAATCGCCTGCTGCCTTTTGCCAAATTTCTGTTCTGTTGCATCGGCTTACATTGTCTGTGCAATAGTTATTTGAGCGATTGGCTATTTTTAGAAGATCTTCGGGCAAATCGACCCTCCGATTGCATCCAGGACAATTTTTAGCAACGCGGACTCCTTGATATGGCCAAGTGCCATATATAACCCGCTGAGGACACTTAGTGCCACAGATTTTACATCTCCATGATTCATATTCGTTTTTCCGCACCAATTTTGTGTGTTCTGTGCTCCGCTCCAAATAATCAAAAATAGTTATCTGCCCGTCGCATACATAATTATCGAGCTTGCCTTTGCTCATAATCCTTACCCTTGCATCCGATTACTGATTGCACAAGAGTCATGTCGGTGACTGCTGCCCTGTGCTTCCCACAAACATACATCCTGTGACCTTCTTTAAAGGTCTCCTTGTACTTGGCATGGATACAATCTGCGCAGTGTCTGTCGTCGTATGCATTAAACATATACAACCCTCCCATCATTGTCGTAGTACCAGAGCCCGCCATCATTTTCCGGATACATATCCGGCATTACATCGACCCTGTGATAGCCGTTGATCTGCTTGGAGCACATCGTCGCCACTGAGCTCCTTTCAAGCCCTAGCTTCCGAGCCAGCTTAGTCGGTGAATCTTCCACCACCAGCGGCAGCTCATATATGTCAGTCGTGGCTTTTATGTATAGCTTCACTTTTCCCCCTCCTGTACATTCTTACTCCGTTTTTCCTAAACATCCTCGGGCATGGCTTCTCCCCATCTGGGACAAAGCACTCATAAGTGTTGAATTTCTTCCCGCATTTCAGGCATTTGTTTCGGCGGAAGACTCGTCCGTCTGCCATGTATCTCGTATCAGTCCGCGTGAACTTGGACGAATTGCAATATGGACAGAACATTCCGCGCCTCCTTCCTCGGCACATAGCTCCTGCACCGCTCTTCATTTTCTCCGGACCTAGGAAGATTACATGTATTAACAAGTCCGTTGACGTATGGAGCATATGTCGGGACCCAGTGCGCACATCTTTCACAGCGCATTCCTCCTCCTTCCGCCCCGGAGTTTCGCCGGGGCATTTATTTAATGGCTTTCTGTGATAAATTCCCACCAAAAGGTCATTTTATTTTCTTGATCTTCTTCACATTGCTCTTTCTAAATCTCAAGCGCCCTTTGCCAAATCGAAAAAGGCTGTAGTATGTTGTGTCAGGGAGCCCCGGCGCGTATGGGATGCCATACTCAATGACGCCTCTCTCTGTGCTCCCGTCTATGAAATCAATCTCCACTGCGCTGCTCAGCAAGTTGTCCAGCTTCGGGTCCCGGTGTGTCTTCATTGCTTTCTCCCTCCTGCATGTCCTCGTACATTGCCTGCGCTGCGATGTACATGTCCTCAAGCAGCTCAAGGTCGCGAGCCTCGTCCTCATACCATTTCTTAAGCTGGTCGAGATCCGACTTGAGACTCTCGACCTTATCCCGCTGTTCTTCCAGCTCGTCACTAAGATTCTTTATGCCTCTGCTGACTATATCCCGCAAAAAAGCAAGAGACCAGGGCTGCATTTTCTGCAGACTTGGATTTGTGCTAAGAATGCTTGCGCTAATGCCTGCTGCCGGCTCAGTTACTTCAGTTTCTTCTGTTGTCTTCATTTCATCCAGATACTCGCCTGCTGCCGTTTTAAGTTTTGGCTTAGGTCCGGGCTTCTGCCTTGGCACAAACTCACCGGCATCTGCAAGTATCTGTCTTATCTCTCCCGGTGCTACATTGTTTGTCTTTGCAAGTGACTTTATGATCTTTCCCGGATCACCTTTATCGACCGCTTCACGATACAGTGTCAAGATTGTTTCCTGATCCATTAACATCTTTTACCCTCCATCAGCCTCAGAATTCTTCATCTTCGTCAAATTCCCAGCACGGGCTAGCTTCCTCGACTGCATCCAGAAACTCTCTTTCTCCCTGGTACCTGATCTCACGTTTGAGTACCATCAACGCCATAACATTATTGCGCCATATCACATATGCTGTCCTGCTGTCAGTTGCTCCTGGCTCCGGCTTTGTCTCGTCAGATTTCACAGCATCCGCATCATACAGATCTGCTGCCCATTCCGGTATCATAACCTTCCTGAGTCCGCTTCCTTCGAGCAGGACGATATTGCCGTTCTTGGCCTTCAGGTACACGTTGCTGAACTGATAGCTCTTTCCCTGCAGGTTGTCATATTCGGCCATTCTGTTTCTGTAGGTCGCTCCGGGCACTTCATACTGCGGATCAGTATTTTTGATGTAAAGACATGCCACTCCAGGCTCCGGTATCTCACCAATAAGCTCCACTATCTGAGCTTTTACCTTGTTACTGAGCATCTGATCATCAATCTCAAGAGCCCAGTACATCCCGGATATTGCAAACCATCCCTCACTGGTGTGCTCAATATGCAGACCTCCACCCTTCCACGCTGCCTTTATCAGGCGTTTCAGTACATTCTCATTTACAAACATTGCCACCTCCACTTGTCATATACTAATTTTGATCTATCCCAGTGCGCATAATGCTCTTTCAGATACTCCTCGAATATATGCAGCATCTCGCGTCTCCTGCCCTTGTTGCCGTTGTCCAGCATGTTATGGTGCCATCTGCACCCGATGGCACCGTTCTGTGCTATGCCAAGGCCACCATGTGAGCGAGGGATAAAGTGCATATAGTCATAGCTATGAGTGTCTATATAAAACTCATCCTCAGGTGGCAGGTGATATTTCTGCTTGCAGAAGATACATCCCCCATCCCTCTTTTTGATCTCCTGTCTTGCCTTCTCGCTGAACTCGCAGGCTCTTGACCTTTTACTCATGTTCTCCCCCGCTTATCTTATTGCCATCTCCAGGTGCATAATGAATGCATCTGCCATATCTATGGCCCTCTGGTACTCTCCTTCTTCCATTGCCTGATTGATTCTTATGAGAGCATCCTTAGCATTACGGAATGCCGCCTGATTTGTTATGGTCTGTTGCGACGTCGTAACAGGCTCCGCCCGTGTCATTTCCTGGCTTTGCGCGTTTTCAGTTTCTTCTTTTTCAGTGTTTATGCCCTCTTCGGGGATTTCTGTTTTTTCAGAATCCGCCTCCGCCGTGTCATTTACTGGGGTTTCGCCTTCAGGCATTTCCTCAGATGGCTTATTTTCGGCATTCTCGATTTCAGCAACAGGCTCCGGCTGTGTCATTTCCTCGTGTTCCGAATGCTGACATTCATCAATGCCAGTATTTTCCTCACTTTTTTCTACCTGAGGAGCCTCAACCTCAGGTATTTCCTGTTGCGACGTCGCAACGGGCTCCGCGTAGAACTCGGAATAATAGTCCGGTTCATCTCCCTCGGCATAAGGGAATGGGAGCTTTATGTATATCTCGTATATGGATGTAAGAAAGTCATCCCAGCTTATTGATAACGGTGCAGGCTCTGTAAGAAGCTTGTACTTAACGCCCCGCTCATACTCATACATGAAGAGGAAGCAGAGTCCTTTCTTGTGAGTTGCATTACCTGATGGATTCATGCACTCCTGAGCCTCTTTCTTCTTGCCTGCACAGATAAGACTCAGGGTCCTGTTGAGCATGTCCTTCTTGTCGCGGAAGTAATCAATGATACATTTCTCAAGATCTGTATGCTTCACTTCGTCTGACTGGCCTGCTGCCTCTTGCAGCTCTTCTACAGCCTGCCTGTCGAAACTCTTCAGCTCCCTTATGTCCTTGACTGTTGTCTTCTCGGTGATGAGTTCGCACTCTGCATCCGGGAGCGTCAGCATCTCTGAGAGCTTCGATGACGAAAAGCCTTTATACTGCTCCTTGAGTTCAAGGGAATTCCCGCCTTCCGAGTACTTTTCATTGATTGCGATGAACCTTGATACTGTACTCTTTCCAAGGCCATACTCCTTCTGGGCAAATTCAAAAATATCTGCTGCCCCTCCGAACATACCTGAATCCCTGATCTGCTTGAGGCGATAGCCGATATAGACAAAGTTCTGAGCTGTCTCTGCCAGCTTCTGCCTTATCTCCTCCTTCCATGCTGTCCACTCGTCCAGCGTTATCTGATGATATTCTTCCATCTTTCCTCCTTATCCTGCTGCCTTTGACAGCTCTTTGCTATTTTTCTTTACCTGCTTCATCCATCTATTCAGGACCTTTTGCACTTTTTCTTTGTCCGGCTGCCTGTCATATGCAGCATAAAACTGTATAACTCTCTGAAGGTCACACTCTATTGTGTAATAAGGCATATCCGGACATTTTTTCTTCCTGAGGAATACTATGAATGACTTCCTGTTACACATCCTCTCTTTGTACTGAGGCTGAGCTCCAACACAATGATGCTGTTTTCTTCCTTCCTCGTTTATCTCTGCCGCATTTCTCGGTACTATGATGAGATAGTTCTCATCTTCCCAGGAAAATAAACTCTTATTTATCTTGTAATCAGTGCTGATATTCTTAAATTTCTTGTTTTCTGTTTTGTTCTTTGTTATCAGCTCTCTCTTGCCTATCTCATCAGCGTACCTGGTATGCCATTCATGCCAGTTCTTATTGCGGTATATAATCTCATCACTCGGATTATTCCCAAGCCTCTGAGCCATCCTCAGATAATCCTCATATTCCTTGATATTGTTGACAGTCATTCCACCTGTCTTGAGCAGGAGAGTGTATACATGATTGATGTTCACCTCTTTAGCAAGGCCTATGATCATGGATGCCTTTATCCTGTCCTTTACTTTGCAAAACTCTTTCAAGTACTTATCTGTGATTCTTGGAGCGACTTCTAAAAGCTCTCTTGCTTCCATCCCTCCATCACATTCTCTGAGCCTCTTGTATATTGCATTGGATATCTTCAACTCTTTTACTCCGTAATTATTTACAAGATCCACTGCCAGCCTCAGACATCCTTTCTTTGCAATGTACTCAATCTGTGGATTACTCCTACACTTTCGGATGATGTATGTAGGATCACATTTACCATCAAGAAGCCTTAATGTGTCCTTCTCTGCCGGGCTCAAGTCAATTGAGTCCAAATTATCGTACACATAATGTCTGAGTGGCAGATTGTTCACACAGCTGTCCCTTTTCTTATCCCAAAACTGCTGCCTCCGTCCTGACCTTCCATGGTATTCTCCGTAATACCATTCAATCCATCCACCTGCCAGCTCTCTCTGATATGCTCTGCATAGCTCTGTGATGTATATCTTATCCGGCCCCATGTAATTGCTGACTGTGAATATCCTCTCCATCATCCTTCCCTTATAAGGTTGGAAGAGCTTTATGTTTATTTTTTTCTCTCCGGATTCTTTGAGCTTTCTTGTGCAGAATCTTTTGAAGTCTTTAGGAAGAGCAGGCACATCCTTCATCTTCCTGTCTATCCTCTTCTGCTTGTTGTCCAAAGCCTTCTCACGCTTCGCCCAGTAAATATCACCTTCATAACTCTCAATGGCACCATGAGCATATGTCCTACCTGTGAATGCCATTATTGCCTTGAGGCTCTTTTCATCAAAACCTCCTCCACTCACATAAGAGTTGTAATAAAGAGTTGTGTACTTATGCCTTGTCCATTCCTTGCTCTTTGGATAATAGGTGAGATATCCATCCTTCCATGTGAAGTGAATAATATAGTCTTCACTCTCTCTTCCCATCACCTGCCATCCTGGGAGTAGTATCATAAGAGCTTTCCTTCCCGGAGTCTTTATTATCTTTGCGCTGTTCTCCTTTGGCAGCTCTGATGGTATATGCTTCAATAGCTCGCTCTTCTTCATGTGCTACCTCACTTTCCAAGGTAGTACTCTGTTATGAGCTTCTTCACTGTTGCCATGCCAGGGATACCGAATGTCACCCTGCCGGCACTCACACCTGCTGCCTTTAAAATCTCTTTGTCTACCGGTCTCTGATGTCCGAAACTCCACTTGAGGATGTGGGCAATGCAGGAATTGAATTTCTTCTCTTTGCTCCTGACAGCCAATGCCATTGCAGGATCCTCGAAGCATCTCTGCTTGATGTATTCGCACCAGTCACTTATCAGCTCCTCAGCCTTTACCTCTGCAGACTCAACATCCAGCTTGCCAATGGCTGCGCTCATTTCATCGCAAAGAGCAGGCACCTCTCCATTCATGTAGAATTCGGCAATATCCTCATCAATGCCGTTCTCCTTTGCCAGGAGCTTCAGAGACTTTTTATCTCCCTCTTTCTTAAGATTCTCGGCCAGCTCATTGATCTCTGCTGCCGAGTCCATCTCTCCAAATTTTTCAAACATTTCATTCCCTCCGTTCACATTCGAATTTCATCCATTCCAGGTTTGAGTGCGCGTCTGATACCACGTCAGTTATGGTGCTGCTGCCCAGGTACCTGCATACCGTCTTCCACTCCTCCGGATACATGATATCTTCGCCCCTTTTGGTCTTGTAGCCGTTTGCCTCCCAGGTCCTGTACCATCCGTTTTTAAGTGCTGACATCAGGGTCCTGCTGAATGCATGGATTGTAATGCGGCATGGCCTGTTAAGTCTTTTAAGGCCTTGTCCCAATGCGTACAGCTCAGACTGATACTGATTCATATTTTCCACTTGCAGGGTGTCTCCTCTCTGTGCCCGGCCACAGCTTGTCATATGCTCAAGTATGTACATGCACTTCCCTGACTTCGGAGTGCTCCCATGTATGCTGCTGTATATGTAAATGTCTATGTCCATACGTCACCTCTTGATAGTTGTTTTATCCGAACCTCTGTGTAATACAGGAAGCTCATGCCCGTAAATTTGTTTATCCCCTTCCGGATCGAGTCCTTGTCCACGTAGAACCCTTTTGTAGGTTTGATCTCCTCCCCCTGCATGATCCTCTTCATGGTCCAATGACTATATGCCTTCCTTACAGGCTCCGGCCTCTTCAGGTTACGGCTTGATGAAATTGCGACCAGCTTCTTCTTTTCCTCCTCAAGGACATTGAACTGCATCTGCCCCTGAATCTCCTCATCGGGCTGTTTGCATATATATTCAGCCAGTGCATCAAAGCCTCCGCTCTCATCAATGCATCTGTAATCAATTGAGCCTGCATCATCTGTTGCCTTCTTCCAGGCATCCCTCATGAGCAGGTCACCGTCCGGGATCCTGTTGATGACCATGTGACAATGCAGGCCTCCCCGCTTGCCAATCTCAATTCGGTACACAAACATGAGAGGCTGTCCTCTTGCCTTGTATTTCTTCCTCAGTCCATCAAGGAACTTTTTAACATCTACTTTTACGTCATTGATGTCTTTTCTTGTACCTGCCTTATACTTGACTGTGATCCAGAAGTCACCCGGGAAGAAATTGAGCTGCAATGTCCTCCGGAGTCTTTTGACTCTGTTCCACTGATTCTGTTTCGCAACCTGGACTGAGGTAATCTTTTCTTTCGGTGCTCTCTTCTCCCCCCTGGCTCCGAAATTGCCTGCATAGTAAAATTCGTGTTCAATATAATTGGGTGAATTATAATCGCATTGTCTGTATGCCATTTTTTTAACACTCCCCCTAACTTTAATATGGTGATAGTGCTATAAAAGCAGTCTTAATCGGGTGTTCAGATTGACTTTATTGTTGGGGGAGTCTATAATAATTAAAGAACGATTAAATTTTTCATACATTATTACCCCATGTAAAGAGACCGGTTCCCCCAACACTGGTCTTTTTATTTGCCCTGGATTCCTGTATCTGTTATGAATCCATTGCTCTCAAGATCAATGAGCAGACAGTATCCTATCTTCTCCGCGCGGCTGTGAAATTTCTTATCTACCGGTGGGTGCTCATTGTACTCCCGGATGATGTCATCTATCAGGATGTCCAGCATCTGAGCTTTTTCGGCATCAGTCATATATAACTGTCTCATTCCCTTTTACGCCACCTCTCTTCCCTTTTACATCACTTCTTGGTATAGAATTTGTGGTGCTTATAAGTGAAGGCATAGCGGAACCACTTCTCCAGGACGTCTGAGCCATCACGCTCGAAGCCTACTATTCCCTTTTTGATATCTCCTGCCTTTATCCTTTCAAGGGCTTTGGCGCTGTTCCTGGATGGCTTCGAACGTTCGAAGCGACCGTTTCCCATACATGAGAACTGATATACTCTCTTTCCCTTTTTGGTTATCCCGCTCTGATGGATGACGTCGTGTATGTTATCCGGCCACTGCGGATCCGCCACACGGTTCATCACCACACTCATTACCAGCCACAAACCCTCTTCTCCTTCACTCTCTGCTTCAGCCGTGGCCAGTTGTTCAAGTTCCTGCTCTTCTTCTCTTGTCATGGTTTCTTCCTCCCCTGCTGCCTGTGGAAGTTCTTCTGCATGTTGTCCAGCTTCTGCATCCGTGTCAGCTCCATGCTCTGGAAGATCCTCTTCCTGTTCTGCTTCCCAGATAACTGTGTGTATTTCTTCATGTTGCTGTCCTCCTCTTGGATAATTGCAAAAATGCAGCAGCACTCCGAGCCCCAACATCAATATCCCAACAAGGGTCAGGGTATCTTTCAGCCCTCTCATATCTCCTCCTCAGCTTGTACATTTTGCTTTCCTCATTTTCTCAAGCTCGTCTGTGTCAAACAGTATCGGGCTGTTTCTTGCATTGCTCATCTTCCAGGCTATCTTCTGCCCGGGCATGTTATAGATCTGGTGCAGGTACTTCTTCGAGAAGCCCATCTTCATCAGGTCGCTTACCTTCATTACTTTTGCCGGATATTGCATTCTGCCTCCTTTCCACCTATGTCACGCAGGTGCTTCTTGCTGAATGGACAAGCGCCACTCTTTCTTTCCTTTGGCATTCCGTTAAGAATCTTGCAGTTACCATTCGGATACCTGAACATGCATTCATCCCGGAATGTACAATATGGATACTCACTCATATACCACTCCTTAATTTCTGGTCACCCACGAGGGGTGGCTGATTACTGATTCCGCTGCGCTAAGATGAGGCGGGGACGAACATAAAGGTTGGCACGGCTAGCGCCGTAGTAGTCGGCATCGCCATAGTCGTTGCAATGGCAGAAATCAGCGGCAGAAGCTCTGTGTGGTGTATTCATCCACCACCATTCTGAATACTCTGCATCGTCTCCGGTTCCGCAGATCCGGTTGTTCAACTTCTTGAAATACTCCCACCTGCTGCCTTCCTCTTTCACTCCATACTCGTTTTTGCCAAAGACCTCCATCTCTCTCGGGAGATCCATAAGCTGCTGCCCATCAGGAGCTACCATTATGGCTTTAAGATCTTTATCCAGTGTTTCCATGTAATCAGAATTAAGCCACTGGATAAGGTCAAAGTCTTTTCTCTTCATTGGCTTGTCATCCTGGAGCACGAACTTCCTTACAAATGTGATCCAGCCATCTCTGATATCTGCCACTACAAATATGGCCGTTCCGTCTTTGTCCTTCGTGATGAGCTCGTCCTCTACCCGGATGGTTCCTTCTTCAATTGCTTTCTTTAACTCATCGATACTTTCGAATATCCTTTTTGTTTCTTCCCTCATTTTTGTTCTCCTTCTTGTTATTTTTGTTATAATCTCCTCACAGGAAGTGCCAGCTTCCGAGTATTATGAAAGGAGATAAATAATATGGCAAATTATCTTGTTCGTGAACTCTTGAATCAGTTCGCCGAAATCTGCAATTGTGGATATGATGTCGTTGAAATTACAAATGACGAGTCCCACCTCTATTTCGAGGTTCCTGATGAATTTGGAACTATAGGGTTTGAAGGTGTCTCTGCAATTGATGAAACGAATCCTCCAAAATCAGTCAGATTTCCACTGGATGCAGTCTGTGGAGATTTCCTGGTTAAATACTCTGAGCTGCCTGTCATTGCCCAGGCTTTTGAAAATGCTTTATCTGTATATCAGCAGGCTGCTGATGATAACTCACTTTCACGTGCGCAACGGGATAGTGCACATTCCGCTGCCGTCAACCTCAGGAATCTCAAAGCGCGTCTCGATATAGCCATGTCCCGGGCTGGTTTCAAGAGAGTGCAATAATCTGTTCTCTACTGCCAAGGAAAGTTCTTCAATGTTCTGTCCTTTGGGCTCCATCTTCTTATTAAGCTGATGGAGCTCTTTTTCTATGCCTTCAAGGGCTTTTGCTATCCTTATCAGTTCCTTTTTCATTCTTTCTCCTTCCAGTTGGTTAAGATTGTTTTCTAGTTACTTATGTCAATAAGTAACTACAATTTGTTACTATATCTCTGAGGGTTCCCTCAGAGATCCGCGCCAGTCGGCTTTCTTAATCTTGCGTATCCGCAAGTTCTTTAGCAAAAAAAATTGTCGCAAGCATAGTAGGTGGTATCTTCAATGCATCACCTATTTCAAGCGCTTCTTTAACACTCAGATTTTTTCCGTCTGGCTCATTTATCTTTCTATTAAGTGTTGCCTGATTTATATTGAGTTTTGAAGCCAACTGCTCCTGTGTGAGTCCCACTCTGCGCATCTGAGCCTTGATTTCATTGCTTAATATCATAGCGTCTCCTTTCTCTTGCGTATCCGCAAGTTCATAGTCTTAATATAAACGCGCATAATTGCCTTGTCAATATATTTTTTTGTTTTTCCGCAAGTTTTTATTGCATATCCGCAAAATATCGGCTATTATCAGCTTATGGAGGTAACTGCGATGGCTGTACAGGATATCATTAAAAGTAGACGTAAAGAATTGAAACTCACACTAAAAGAAGTTGCTGATAAGCTGCATGTGTCAGAAGGTACTGTATCAAGATATGAGAGTGGCGATATCCAGAACATGGGAATAGATAAGATTGCCGCTCTTGCAAGAGTTCTTGAATGCTCTCCTGGATATCTAATGGGATGGGAAGAAACTCCAAATTCACCTGCTGCCTCTCGTGGTCCTGTTGATGCCCAAAAGGCGCAGCTCCTTAAATATTATGAACTCCTCAACGAAGAAGGCAGGAACCGACTGATTGAACAGGCTCAGTTCTTTGCCTCTCAGGACAAATATAAAGAGACTAAGATTGATGAGAGCGCGGGATAATATTTCCCGCCTCTTTTTAGAAAGGAGGGAGAATGGCAAAGGCAAAGTATAAATACAATCCTCAGATAAAGGGATGGTGCACCCAGATCTGGGATGGCACCTATACAGAGACCGGTGAGAAGCACCGCAAGAAACTTGTCTCCAAGAAATCCTCTACGGATCTTGAAAAACAGGTGAATGAATTTAAGAGACAAGTGGAATCAGGCGGAGCGGTGAACTACTCCGCCCTTACATTCCCGCAGTATGCCCAGAGATGGTTTGAATCCAGCAAGGCTGCTTCAGAGATCAACACGCAGCGGATGTACAGGACCACCCTCAAGTATTTCGACTGTCTCTATGACGTAGGTATATGTGATGTCAGACATTCGCACTTCCAGATGGTCATCAACAATAATCTGGAGCATCCAAAGACCTGCAAGAATATCGCCACCACATTCCGGCAGATCATCCGGAGCGCTGTGCGGGATCATTTATTGCCCCGTTCTGCCCTTGAGGACATCACAACGGACATTACCCTGCCCAGGTATCAGAAACCGAATAAGAGACCCCTCACAGACATCGAGAAGGATGCTTTTTCGAAGGTGCAGCTGTCTCCCATGAAGGATGCTTTTCTTTCCCTCCTTTACGGATGCGGACTCAGGAGGCAGGAAGCCCTGGCTCTTACGAGATTTGATTTCAACTGGGCAAGGAATGAGGTCAGCATCAACAAGGTCATTGTCTTTGACGGGAACAATCCAGTGCTCAAGCCTTATCCAAAATCAGAGAGGGGCGTGAGGACTATTCCCATTCCTTCCTCGCTGGTACCCAGAATAAAACCGTATGTGGAACAATGCTCCACGTCCTACCTGTTCCATGGACGGGATGCCGAGATGATGACCGAGACGGCCTTCAGGAGAATGTGGGATTCCATAATAACAGCCATGAACGTGGCTGCAGGATATAACCCACAGGCAAGGAAATTTAAGGGCGAAAAGCCCATACAGGGACTTACCCCACACATATTCAGACACAACTACTGCACGGAGCTCTGCTACAAGGTGCCGCAGATCTCCACAAAAAAGATTGCCCAGCTTCTGGGTGACACCGAGAAAATGGTCCTCGATGTATACAGTCATATTGTTGACTCCAAAGAAAACGTCAGGGAGACTCTTGATGAAGCACTGGGCATTTAGCCTGGTTACATTTTGGTTACATCAGGTTACAAAATGGCCCCTGGTTACGCAAAAGTTACATTTACTTTTTATCACTTTTTCATACTTTGAACTACAATAAAAATAGCGGAAAGCCTCATGTTTACTGGGCTTTCCGCTATTTTACTGATAGTGTGCGTGACAGGATTCGAACCCACGACCTTCTGGTCCGTAGCCAAAAGTTCAAACCAGTATTTATGCGATTTGCAGATACATAAAGTTACATTTTTGTTACATTGGTTGCCAAAACGTTTTTTATTCCTTCTATATTAATATCATTTACTTTACATCACTTTGGCACACTTTACAAGTTTAAATGTTATATCCATGTATCAGTTCATTGACAATTTTCTGAACCTCGCGGGGATCATATCCGGCTTCTCTCAGCAGCTCTTTCCTCTTGGATCCGTTCCCCCATTTTCCATCCAGCACTTCCCTGGCTATTTCTTCGTTTGATCTACGTGCAGGATCCTTTGCCAGGAGTCTCACCACTCCATCATAATCAACATCAAGGTCACAGCGCGTTCTGATCCCTGCCACATTGCCTTTTGAGGAGTACTGCCATGCCACGGCTACAGAGGCGCTGGGCTTGAGGCTTGAGGCCCTGTTGTATGTTCCCGTGTCATTCCTTGGATACCGTGCGATCCAAAAATCAAAGTTGTCCTTAAGATCCTGGTGGATGAGCCTTGTGTACCAGTCTTTATTGCTATAGATTCCTACATAGTATCCTGCCTTCCTGAAGATGTCAGCATAGATAAAGGCAAGGTCCCTTATGTAGGCCTTGCCCCTTTCTTCCACTGACCTGTCTTCGAGATCAAGCCAGATACCATATTCGAGATTGCGGCGCTTCAAGTGTCCCAGGAGAGCATTCGCATCGCCCTCAGGATCCGCCATGGATGCCCTGGCAATATAGATATATACGCCCCGGGCGATTCCGTACTTGCCCGCCTCCGTATAATTGTACTCAAAAAACTCATCAATCCTGTGGCTCTGTGCCTCATACTGGCACTTGAGGATTGCGAACTCCTTCCCATCTCTTCTGACTGCTCCCCAGTCAATTTTTCCGTTATGATGGCTTACGTCTATTCCGAATACTTCATGCATTTTTAATCCTCCACTTCCGGCAGGCCTGCAACAGATGTCAGGATTGACAGGAGTGCTGCAAGAGCCGATGCTGAGACTACAACAGCCCAGTTCACTTCCTCGATGACCGCTGTTGTTCCGATGGTCGCTATCATTGTCTGTGCGAAGGTCTTGATCGCCCTGATGCCGGCTGCCTTGATCCATGTTATCGTGTTGTTCTTAATCTGACTCATGTTCTCCCTCCTAAATCTTCCGCCAGGTGCTCATTGTGCAGCCCATCTATCCGCCTGTGAGCTGACTTGACAGACTGTTCTACTATCGTCAACCGTTCCTTTGTCTTTTCATTATCTGACTTAACATCCTTGATATCTGTCTTTACTTCCTTAACATTCTCACTGATGGCCTCAAGTTTGATGATTATCTCCATCAGCTGTCCAGCATCACCTTTGACATCACTTTTCAAAGTCCTTCCCAGGGATAATGCCGAAATCAGGATGGCGAGTATTGGTAGTACTTGATCTAATGTTGGCATATCAGCTCCTTTACAATCAAAAGACCATCACCCCGATGGAATGATGGTCCCTGGTTCATACAATATACTTTTTACGAACTAATCAATACAGTCCTTTAACTGTGCAACCAGGTTGATTTTCTTTGTAATCTCACTGGCATCAGCCTCCTCAGCTGTCATGTATTTGTTCTCCAAGAGAATGCTGTAAAGTTCATAAATAACATCAGACTGCATCTTGATTATCTTATTCTGTATGTCGGCGACTTCTATATCACTCGGCATATGGTTCACCCGTAATTAGCTCATATTCCTCTGGTGTAATCCACTTGCCAACAGCTTTATGGACACGCTCAATACTCCACTGACCTTTATCATAATAATTTTTTACCTTATTGAAGTTAGCACTCATATTATAAATCCTCCGTAATCATGTTCAGATAATCAATGTCTGCCTGTGCTTGAGTCAAATCAATATAGATGCCCCAATCATCTTTGAGTATTTTTGCTTCTTCATACTCATATATTGTGACTGTTTTGCCTTCCTCTTCGCGCTCAACCTCTTCGATATTCCTACGAACATAATTGAATTTCTTGGAGGATGTCAGGTCTTCCTCCTGTGGCATCACTGTTGATTCTACTTTGTACCAATTCATTTTTTATCCTCCTATTCCTGTTTATGTCATGTGCTTTAATTCTTCTCTTTAATTTTCTGATGCACACAATAGGCTTTATCCACTCAAGATAAAATCCATAGGTGTCTGTATGAGTTATCCAACCAAGATAAGATAACATCTGTCTTACTTCATATATGCTAGGCTTTTCGGTTTTGTATATTTTTCTAGCTTTACGTGATACTTTTAGCATTATAGATTTTCTGAGTGTAACTTTATTTCTATAGAATCTGAATCCCATAAAATCTAAGTCCCTATATTTACCATTGTAATCAAATCTGAACACCTGCCAGTTTTCTTTTAATCTTAATCCAAGATTCTGATTAAGATACTCTTCAATAGCTTTACGCATCTTATGAAGTTCTCTTTTATTGCCTCCAAATATCACCATATCATCCATGTAACGGATATAATACTTTGCTCCAAGCTCTTCTTTGATATAGTGATCTAATCCTTGTAGATACCAATTAGCTGTCCACTGACTTGTGTAAAATCCAAGCGGTATGCCTTTATCTGTCACATTGGTAATTTCTTCAACAACCGCAAAGAATTTATCGTCATGGATAATCTTTCTTAATTTAGCAAGATATATGTCATGTGGGATACTGTCAAAATATTTCTTGATATCCATCTTTAAAACATATTTGCAATCCTTGCCACCTTTAGCTATCCATTTCTTTACAGTTAGCATTCCTTTATAACCACCACGTTTCGGTATAGAACCATAAGAATGTTCGTACATTCCACGACAAAATATAGGTTTTAGAATATTCACAACCATATGATGTATAACTTGTTCATCAAAGGTCGGAACAATTATTTTTCTCTTCTTCCGCTGTATTCCGTCATATATCTCCTTTGGTGTATGATGCTTATTTTTAAAGTTCATGGCATACGCCCGTATCTCGTTTTTGAAATTTGGATTTTCAAGTCTTCTTTTAACTGATTTCCTGTTTCTCTTGCCTTTACTGGCATTCTTTATAGCAAGTTCAATATTTTCATCTGATAAGAATTTCTCCCACAGATGATTATAGGATTTCACTTTGTCTTATCCTCTCATCCATTTTCGACAAGCTACTCACAGATGCTTGCTTCAAGTTAATTTTCTCCAAGGGGAGAGGATTACACAGTACATTTAGTTATAATTCCATATTTGATAAGAATCCGCCGTGCCATTGTTCCAGTTCGCATTCGAGACCGTATTGTTCAGATTCGTGTAGAACGCACCAACTTTAGACCTGTTGTTCGAGTTGCCGTCAAATAGCGTGAAAGCGTCGTCCTGTGTAACCCTTATTTAAGTAGGGGGAAGTATCCCCCTCTTGCTCACTACGTTCGCAATTCACCCTCTCAAGCAAGTGGTTTACAAGACACCGCCGCGCCAAGGCCCCAGCTCGCATCCGAGACCGCAGCGATCAGAACCGCGTAGAACGCACCAACCCCAGACCCGGCGTCCGAGCGGCCGCCAAAAAGCGCGAAAGCGCTTATTCCATTGTTGAACCATTGAGTATCACAGTAGTAATGCGAAGAATCGCCACTCATATTCTTTCCAAACATACCCTGCTCAGTGAACTGCATTTCACTTATATATCCTCCGTTTGTTCCTATGGGAGTAATACCAAGTGATATGTAGTTTGCGCCGTCTGTGTTGTATTCAGTAACTTTTGAACCATCTTCCTGCCCATAAGTAAGCTTTACCTTCTGAACCCCACTTGCAAGAATATAACCATTAGTTCTTCTCCATTGGAATCCCCAATAGTTTTCCATTCCGAATACTTTTACACAGTTTCCAAAAGAGCTTGTAGCAACCTCACCACTATTTGTTCCATAAAACAGACCTTTTGCATTATGTACACCTGTTCTGAATGTATCATTTATGGCTTCTGTTCCGCTTGTAGTTGCACCTTCGCCAAATACAGTCTGAGTATCGGTACTCTTACCCATTAAAACAAGAAGGAAATTTATAAGTATACGGTCAGCTAAACATTCAATGTTCCAAAGTTCTTTAGAACTAGGATTATTAGCTTTAGCAGCCGTAATTTCTGCCGTGCCTTGCAGTGTTTTTGAAACCTGTTGTCCACTTAAAGACCTCATTTTTGAGCTTATTACAGAGCCGTTATATATAGGTGTGTAAAAATGAGCTACGCTCTGTCCATCACAGTTATGGAAAGACCAGTCATGATATCCTTCATCAGCCTTATGGTCTGCAATATAAACATTAGCACTCTTGCCGTCGCCACTAGGCACGACCTTAAGCCAAATCTTCTTGCCGTTCTGCCCCCACTCCATCATTGCATTGCCGCCATATGAACTGTTTGCCACATCACTGTTTGCGCCACCTTCTTTCTGAGCGTAATTATTTGGATTAAGGTAGTAATCAACAGTGCCGTCATATTTTAGCATACATGGTCTCGGCATAAAAAATGCATCTTCCCAGTCGCCGTAATCGAATACATTATTAGTGTAATCCATATGTGCTGGTGTCATACCGATTGCATCTTCAAGATAAGTTACTCTTGCGCTAGGGTCTGACTCTGAACCATCAATGTGAAAGCCATAGATTATTCCACCTTTCTCGCCGCCAATAGCTTCCACCACCCTGTTTATCGCTTTCGCAATATCCTGCCCTGTTTCATCTGAAATAACTGCTTTTGTAACCCTACTCATAATACTTCTCCTTTTATCTCTGAATGTCTTATTGTTCGTCTTTATTTATGTTCCATCTTCATATGTTTGATATACTGCACCGTTTATCACGCTGAATCCCAAGTCCGTTAAGGCCTGAATTTCCGAACCAACATTACTGCCTGTGCCATAGCTTATCTCTGAAGCTGTGTATGATGGTTTGTTAGCAGCTTTTGCCCATGCGGATACGTCGGCGGCATTACGAGCATCTGTCAGTCTGGTATCATTGCCCATAACAACCTGTGTGGTGCTGGCATTGCCGGATGCTGGTATATCCTTTGCTGCAGCTGTTCCGAGTGTAGGAGTGTTGCTCAGGTCCCCATAAGCACCGGAAAATGCCACATTGGCAAGAGCCTTGTTTTCCCACTTGCCTGAGGTGCCATTGTATACGAGGCCGTCATCTGTGCCCGGGCTTGTGATGTCAACGTCTGACAGGCTGCTTATTTGCGACCTGATTCCGTCACGACCATTCGTTACAGTATACGTCTGGGTAGTTCCGTCATTAAATGTGATCGTGTAAGTGTCCACCAGGCCTGTGGTATCCGTCTTGTTGATAGACTGAATTCCTTTGCCGTTCATTACGGCAAAATCTGCATGGAAGCCATCGGAGAAGGTCATGCGGTAGGTATCGATAAGTCCTACTGTGTCTATCTTACCGCATCCTGTTACAGAAGATCCGCGCGGAAGGTACAGATGGAACACCGGATCCGTTGCCGTTCCCGAATTGGTCACATAAGGTGTTGCATCGTAATCCAACATAGTGATGTCCTGGATTCTTATAGATACGCTGGCCTTAATTCCGCTGTCTACAAATTCGTGATCTGTAATGTTATAAACAAACCAGTGATCATTGGTCCCGATATATGGCGGATGTTCAGACCAGTCTTCAGCTTCCTGCGCTGCTTCTCGCGCCTCTTCCATAAAATATTCAGCATTGTTATGATAGTACGGTGATGTTCCCGGAACATCCTGACCATTCTGCTTACCATTTGCAAAGCCCTCTGCTTTAAGCGCATTCGATGATGCACTTGTTGCCGAACTATTTGCAGCTTGTTTTGCCGCCTCTGCCTGACCAGCATAGTAGTGGGCGTTGTCTGTATTTTCGCCGGGGCGCGTATTGGTTCCGCCTTCAGCATATGACTGTGCCTTTGTTGCGCTGGCTGCTGCTGCATGCATCTGTTCCTCTGCAAGAGCTATGATGTCAGGCAGGTCTGACTTCGATGTGCTTGTCTGGTCATTAAGAGCCGCAGGCTGTACTACTAGAACAAAGTTGAGCGTACCTATCCTTTCATTACTCTTCTTGAGAACAATCTCACACATCACCTCACCGCTTATCGGTGTCATCTGATCGGTGAGGTCTGCTGTAATAATATTGTTGGTCGTATCAACAGTCGCTGCATAGTCGAAGCCGAGTCTGTCGGGCTTCGTACCCTGGATCCTCGCAGTCATAGCGCCGGTAAGGATAAAACGCTGTTCTCCGTTCCATATAGGAAATTCCAGGATTCTGGAGCCATAATCATACTGCACTGCATTCACCCTCGGAAGAACTTTTCCCGGTATCAAATTAAGATTAGTGCTCTGTGTTATCATGTTTTCTCCTCTTCTGTCACCTTTGATTTGTTCCTTTCCTCTACAAGTATCGCCTTCTCAGCCTCAAGCTCTGCTATTGCGGCCGCATAATCATAAGCTGCAGCCTGCGTGAAATCTGACAGTACTTCCTTGAGGATAATGCACATCAGATCGTTTGAGACATTGTGCTCCGTCTTCTTCTGCATCAAGTACCCTTTTACATCGTTTGTAACAAGCCTGATTCCGACATACCTATTGTCCATTTACTTCCTCCGTATTCTTTATATGCTCCATTGCTTTTCTCTCAGCTTCACGCATCTCTTCGAGTGTGATGGCTGGTTCAACAAATTCCTTTTCAATCTCACGGATCTCATTTCTCCATGCCATCCTCTGGGCTTTCTTCTCTTCCCATTCATCCTGAGTATACTCACCCTCAATAAATTTGTTATCCCAGTGGTCCGTGGCGGCAAGCTTATTCTTCAGTTCCAAAATCTCCTCCCACTGTTTCCTCTGCTTATCGGTGTACGGTATTACCACCAGAAAGTCCGGACGATATGGACTGTCCCTATCCTCGAATGCAGGTCCCATAGATCTCCACCAGGTCCCTTTTACCTGATTGCCATAATTATCAATTATCAGCATATTATCTCCTTATGTATTGATGATAGGCGTAAATGATTCGTTGCTTGTTACCATCCCATGGATAAAATTCATGTCCTGACCTTCTATCAGTAGAATTGCAGGTAACTGGCAATAAGCAGCATCTACTAATTGCATATTCTCGTTATATATTGGGACATTCCCTTCCTTGATTTTCAAATAGTTATCCGGATTATAAGGAGCTCCTTCTGTAGCAACAATCTTCCTGATATTCGTGATCCTTCTGAGCGAGTTCTGCGTAACCGTCTTTGTAACAGATGATGTGCTTGTCCCGACGCTTATTCTCGGAGAAATAAGGTTCATGTTGTCGTGTGCAACTATATTCATCTGAGTACCGTTAGGCTGTATCAGATCAATATAGTTGTATAACGTATTTCCATCCATGCCCTTAAGCGTTACTGTGGAATCCATTTGTATTCTTTTTCCAGACGCAGCGGATTGTATTGTGGATCCTGTGATGGTTCCTGTGAAATTGCCTTTTTTCATCGTCACAGTGCCATCGTTGAAATTTATTGAAAAATCACCACTATGTCCTGTGATTACTCCCGTCTGGATCCTGCTGCCGTCTATGACCGTTGACCCGCCGCTCCCCAGACTGCTCACAGTAACATATCCACTCAGGTTCACCTTGTTTGCGTTGATCGTCACTGACTCTGAGGACTGATTGATTGAGGAGATGACTCCATTCTTCGAGACCTTTGTTGTTAGTCCGTCAGCGTTGGCTTGGATCCTTGTGGACAGACTGCCTTCTGCATTTGATGCCCTTGTGATCTCTGCGCTCAGTCCGTTGGCGTTGGCTTGGATCCTTGTGGACAGACTGCCTTCTGCATTTGATGCCCTTGTGATCTCTGCGCTCAGTCCGTTGGCGTTGGCTGTAATCCTTGTGGACAGACTGGTCACATCGCCCTGCGTAGCGATTCCTATATTACTTGCGCTCGTTCCCACCTTTGTCGATGCTGATAATAAAAAATCACCGGTAAGCATGTCCCATGAGTTTTTGCCTGCATAGTCCATTATGACGCCGGTCTTTATCAGGTCCGCGTTTAGCTTGCCCGCGTCAATATAATCCGCAACAAAATGGCCCTGCCCCTGTTCAATCGTCCAGGCTGTCGTAAATGGTCCATTGTATCCGTTATCTGAGAAACCAATTCCATTCTTGTTCATCCTGATGCATCGGACTGCCTGCGCCACGTCAGGCTTGTCCATGATTGTGATCTCTTCGGGCTGTCCGTCAGCATTTAAGGTGAACACAACATATCCGCCCAGTCCTCCTGTGATAAGCGCGGTTGCATGAGCGATGGCCTTCTGCATGTGGGAGGTCTGCTCCTCCTGCGATGCTGCGATCTCTTCGGTGAATACCTGGCTCAGCGTGTAATATGTATCGCCCAGAGTAATTTCGTTATATCTCTCCTTCAGGACGTTGTAATCTGTCCGGATAACCTTCGTAGTAAAGTCTACGCCAAGCTTTTTATAATAGACTCTGACAGCATCGCCCATCTTGACTCTCTCAAGTGGGGCGATGTCCTTGTATTCTTCTGTATTCCACAATGCGACGAATGAAACTGTGATGTTGTTTCTGACCTTCCATCCTTCGTTGTTGGCCACATATGCCTCAGCGGCTGCGCGGAGCTGTGCCTCAGATGGTTTCTCATCCCACCTTTCTGAAAAGTCCACAGGCTTGATGATCTTGTATGGATACATGCTCGCATAGTTTGACATCACAACCTTTTCCGGAAGCGTCATGACGGTTGCCCCTCCGTCTGTCCAGTATGGTGTGATGCCCGTGTACACGTTTGTGATATCCAGCACGCTCTTGAGATCGGTGATGTTCTTGCCATATCTCAATGTAACGTTGTTATCTGTTCCCCTGTTAACTTTGAGACTCACGTTGAAGCGGTTAAATTCATAAGTGCCCTTGCCGTAAACGTCAAGGATAGATCCCTGTGATCCACAGAGGAGCTCCCTGGCATTTGTCGGTACCGACACTGTGAAATTTGCCGCGACTGATTTGTCTGTCACAAATTCAAAAGGATTTTCTATTGCTGAATTTGTCTTGATACCCTCAAGCGCACTCACACAGGAGTTTGCAGAAAACGGCATTACTGTGATTCCGCTCAGTCTATATGAAATGTGCTCAGCGTTGACCGTAACAATGCCGTTAAGCGGCTTGGTTATCATATAAATAATAAAAGGCTGTGTCTCACCACCATCAAAAGGCTTTGCAAGGATAATCCTGCCTTCCTGAATATCTTCGTAGTGTACGCCGGTGATGGGATATGTCATTTCAAGCTCATAAGTCGCGTTTTCTTCTTCGACGACCCTGCATGAGATAGCATCAGCCAGACGGCCAAGTCCGTTTGTTGTAAATTCTGTTTCTGTACCTTCAAACAAAATAGGGATCATATAATCCACCACCTCGGTGTGATATCTACCCGGGAGATATTACCGGTCATTGCTACGCCGACCTCTCCGGGTCTTATGATGATGTCATCCGTAAATGACACGTTTCCATTACAATTAATCGCTCCTTTATATGCGTCCATGATCTCGCAATCTATTTCCATATATGTACTGATTGCTGATATGATGATCGTCTCTGATCCGATTCCTACTGTCCCCTCTCCGGTACCATATATCTTAAGAAATGGCTTTGCAGGATAAAGAGTGCGATTGAATATCTTGCCATTTGCAGTATATGTGACCGGCTCCTCACCACTCTTTAAAAAGCGTTGTGGTTTACAGTCAAATGATAAAGTGAATCCTCCGCTTCTATTTCTGCATCCATCCGGAGATACCTCAACATTTGACAGGTACCTGGCCATCCTGTACTCGTATGGATGATAGGTGTCCTCAAGTCTCTGGTATCCCTCAAATGAGGCCATATAATTAAATAGCTCACTCGATCTGTCCGGAAGGTCCTGTCTGATATACGCGGGATAGTTCACCAGTATATTTTTAAAATTTCCCATATCAAAAAGGAGGTTGCCATTTCTGCCGGCAACCTCCTTTCCTTCAACATTTCTCTCTGGGGCGTTATATGTACCTTCTCCGGATATTAGCACCCCCATTTCGAGGGTGCTCTTTCCTGCGTAAGTTAAAAAGCTGTTCATGCTCCTGCTGCTCCTCTTCTTATTGAGTGCATTGCTATCCTCTGCTCTATTACATCAGCCAGGGCTGAAATATCCTGTCCAGGCGCTCCGTATACTGTTAGGTTCACATTTATTGTGTCCGAGTATGTTGTACCGCCTCCTTGCATCGAAGATGCCATGCTTCCTGCCATACCATCCATTGCCTTCTGCAGCCTGGGTTTATTCTGATCGATTCCCTTAATCATCGTGTCTATCATGTCAGGCATGAAGGTATGGAAATTCGAAAGAGGACCCACATCAGGCTCCGAGAAATGGATATACTCGGCAATGGTCTCTGCAACTTCTGCGGCTGCGTCTGCAAGGTCGCCGATCATGTCCCTGATACCGTCTATGAGGCTGCTAATCATGTCTCGGCCCCAATCAAAGAAACGACTTGGAAGAGATGCCAGGTACTCGATGGCGTTTTCCATGCCCTCCTCGATGCTTGTCCTGACGTCTGCAATCTTCTCAGAAACAGAATTGACAATGTTTTGGAAGATCTCTTTGAATTTGTCCCAGATATTAGAGAGGGTCGTACCAAGCCACTCCTTTATGTGGTTCCACTTCTCCTCGATGTTCTGCCTGATGTTTTCAATCTTCTCTTTGACGGTTGTTTTAACCTTTTCCCACATCTCCTTGAAGTTGTCTTTTAATTTGATGCCAAAGGTTGAAATTATACCGTTCCACACTGAGGCACCCAGATCCATGATGCCCCTTATGATGTTGACGGCTCCGTCTATGATGGACTCGACGCCCTCCCAGAATCCTTCCCAGTCGCCGGTAAAGAGCGAGAAAAATGCCTGGATGATTCCCATTATTACTTCTACGATTCCGGAAATGAAATCTACGATCGTGCCGATAGCTCCGATTATTCCATTTACGCAGGCCACCACGAGGGTGAGGATCACCTCAAAGACCGGCTGGAGTGTCGTCATGAAGGACTGGAATCTCTGCCCGAGCTCGTCAATCTTTGGCCCGATTTCCTGCATGGCCTTTCCGAAGTTGTCTCTTATTGTACCCGCGAGGGTGTTGACTGTATTGCGAAAGCTCTCGCTTGTCGTATACAGATAAGCTATGCCGGCGGCGAATGCGGCGACTGCTGCCACTACAATCCCGATAGGTCCCGAGAGGGCTGAGAGCGCCGCGCCCAGGCCTCCTGTTGCTCCGCTTACTCCGGACATTGATGTGATGAGTCCGCCAAGCCCGCTTGTGACCTGTCCGACTACAGTTATGATCGTGCCTATTTTGCCCACAAGCGTCCCGACAATAGCGATAACAGGACCGATCGCCGCGGCAACCAGTCCCCATTGAACAATGTCTTTTTGCGTCTCGGCGTCAAGGCTCATGAATTTATCCACAAGTCCCTGAATCTTTTCTATTATTGGCGTCAGGTAGTCCGCAAGGAGTGACCCCACTGTGGTCATCAGCACGTCGATGGATGATTTTAATTTTTCGATGGATCCGCCGAAGCCCGTCATCATTGCATCGGACATTTCCCTTGTGGTCCCGTCCACGCTTGAGAGGCTGTCATTTAGTGCCTGTACGTCCGCGGGAGCAGTATTGATAACTGCAAGCCATGCCGACATCTGATTTTTACCAAATATCGCGCCGGCTGCTGCCATTTGCTCCTGTTCAGAGAGCTGAGAAAAAGCTCTATTGAGGTTCTCCTGGACTACAGTCATGTCCTTCATCGACCCGTCTGCGTTCCAGATATCGGACATAGCTATGCCATACTGCTCCATGGCTTTTTTGGCCTGCTTGGTAGGCTCGGCGAGCCTTGCCATGCCGGTCTTTAGCGAGTTGGCGGCGGTGTTGGCGTCAATGTTTGCGTTGGCCATAACTCCAAGCATCAGGGCGGCGTCTTCCACGCTCTTTCCCGCGGTTTTAAAAATTGGAGCCGCCACGGACATGCTCTCTGAGAGAGTATCAACATCAAGCGCTGAGTTATTACAAGCGGCCGCGAAGACGTCCGCGTAGTGCTCGGTCTGCTCGAAGCTGTCACCGAAGGCGTTGATCGTACCGACAAGCCCCTTCGATACTGTATCAAGGTTGCCAGCTTCTCCAGCTGCAAGATTCATCGCCGGAGCGATGGCACTTGCGGCCTGTGCAGCATCGAGCCCCGCTCTTGCAAAATTTAAAGACGCCTGGGCTGCGTCAGTCATTACAAAGGTAGAGTTAGATGCTGCCGCCTTCATTGCGTCGTCCAGGACTTTAGCTTCCTCCGCTGTGTTTCCCATGGTCTTATTGGTCAGGGCCATGGTCTTATCGACCTTTGCAAAAGACGACACGGCCTTGGTGCCGATCGCCACAAGTGGAACTGTCACGGTTGCGGTCAGTTGCTCTCCGAAGGCTTTCATTCCATCGCCCACGCTCTTTATTCTTTGCCCGACCTCCTGAATCTTCTGCCCTGCGAGCTGCATCTGTGTGCCGAGTACTGATGCGGACTGTCTTGCCTGGTTCTCAAGGTCCTTTAGTGCAGCGGTGTCGAGGTCGATCTGTAGTTTAAGGTCCTCGGCGGCCTTGGCGTTCTTCTGGAACTCCTCGGCGTGGTCGAGGTCAAAAGGCTGGTCTAATTTCTCGTTGAGCTGTTCGAGGGCAATCTTTTCTTCTTTGATCCTCTGCTCTGTGGCCTCGATTTGCTTGGCCAGTTCCACCTGCTTATCTTTTAATAGAGTGGTGTTGCCGGGATCAAATTTTAATGCCTTATTTATGTCTCTTAGATTCTGCTGGGTGCGATTGATGGCAGAGTCAACCTGTGAGAGCGCCTTTGTAAGTTTGGTGGTGTCTCCGCCAATCTCTATTGTTATGCCCTTGATTCTCGTTGCTGCCATTGGTGCCTCCTAGAATCTGTCATAGTCCGCCTGTGTGGCGACTTCCCTGTACTCATAATTGTCGTTGTCAGCCTCGGCTATGAGGTCGAGGACCATTCCGAACTCAAGCCGGTCCAGGTCCTCGAGTCTAAGTCCAAGGCTTAAGACTCTACGCAAAAACAGAGCGGTGTTTAATTCCCGCTCTGTTCGTCTGTGTTTTTTTTAGCTTCCGAAGATGTGAAATTATTGCCCGCGTAAACTCCGACAATCTCTGACCCGTTGCTCTCAATGGTGAATGAGTCGAGCTGCTCAAGCCATTTGAGATACATCTCGAAGCTCAGGGCGTCAAGTTTGATCGTGGAGTCGTTTAAGGCCTTTGCCTGCATGGCCATTATGAAGGCAAGCTCTGATATAAAATCAACATCAAGATTGATGGCTTTTCCGTCCTCAGTTTTTGCGTTAGCAAACTGTGTTAAAAGGTCCTTACGGAACATCATTTTGTAACGCAAAGGTGTAGCTGCGTTGGCGAGCATTTCGACTTCGATGTCCTCGCCCTTGTAATCCTGTAATTTTATTGATTTAAACATTTCTCTCCTTTGCAAAAAGAGAGAGGCCGGAGCCTCCCTCTTGAAAAAATCAAATTATCAAACTTCTGTCCACTTAGCATAGAGCACAAGATTGGTGTATACCGGGGCGGTGAAGTCGTAGGCCTGTGTAAATGCAGGATCAAGGAACCATCCTGCGAAGGTGTGGTCTGCGAGTGTGGGGTCAGTAGGCTGTGTTACTGTGCCGCCTGATGCAACCGTCTCAGATGCTACAGCGCTGCCGCCGTTGGAGTCGAATGTGATCTGAAACTCGGATGCGGAGCCTGTCGTCTGATATACCTGGTTAAACCAGTTATTGTAGATCGCTGTCTTATCAGCTTCAACCTTTCCTTTTACGGCATTTATTCCCAGCGCGGGGATAAAGACTGTTGCAGCCGTGAGAGTCATGGTCTCGGTCTGGGGCTCGATTTCCTCCTCTGTTGTCTGCCCTGATACAGAGGGACGTGTCGCTGTGCAATTATACAGGACGTGACGTGTTCCGCGGATATCGCCCTCAAACTGAAAGAGCAGCGCAAAAATCTTGGTTGGAGCTTCTGCATTCTCTACAAGCACTCCATTAGCATCCTCGATATCTCCAAGGATATCTACGCGGAAGCTGTCAGGAACCAGTGCGCTCTCAAAATCTCCTGAGTATCCATTATTTGCCTGGCCTACCCAATAATCGATATTGTCTGCCCTGAATTTTGTTGTTCCGCCCTCGGCGTCCATCGTTAAGCTCACTGCCCCGGGCCACGGCACAGGTGTGTCATATGTGGCTGTGTTTGTTGCGGGGTCGATTGTGCCGGGTGCGTAATGTACGTTTTTAAGTCCGAACTTAACCTTGTTCTTCGGCATTGATTAACACCTCCATCGTATATGTTATTTGAAATAGTTGCTCGTTACTTAGGTATACTTCTGCTCTCGCAAATGTCAGACCATTGGCTATCAAGATGGCCTCGACCTCATTTTCGAGCTCGAAATCTTTTAAGCGTGTGTAGAGAAAAATTGATAACTGCCTTATAAGCTGATAGTTCGTATTATCTGCCATGAGGTCGCCCGAGTCCGTAAATGCAAATGTTATAAAGGGCGGTGTCACGTCCGTTTCGTCCTTGAAATGGTCGTATTTATACGGCAGCCCGATTGATTCAATTAGCTCATTCACTTCCGTGTAGGTCATAATTTGCTCTTTACCTCTCTCTCGTACTGCTCTGTCAGCTCTCTCTCTACTTCCGCGATGTGACTTATCCCCTTGACAGGAGCGCGGGAAGTAGAATATGGTCCGCCATACTGGTTGTATGACTGATGGCCGTTTTCCAAAAGGTGCGGCAGACCGGGAACCTGCGAATTGTGGATTGTCGCCTTGGCCGTGAGTCTCGTATGCTCAAATGTCACCTTCCATCCTTTGGCGTACTTCTTGCCGTCTGGAAAAGTGGACTGTGCTTTGCTCCTCATCGCCGCAGCGCCCTTCTGCCCGATCTTCTGCGTGATCGTCTGGATCTCTGCCTGAACGTTTCCTTCGTAATCCTTAAGGATTGCCCGGATCTCCTCCCCCAGGGTCTCCACTGTCACCTTTTTGGCCATTGGTGCCTCCCTTCCTCTCTACATATAACTCCATGTAATCGGTTCCAGGGATCTGATACGTCCTATAGATTGAATAGCCCTTGCCGTTGTACTCGACGATTGACTCGCCTTCGTATTCTTCGGAAAAAATGGTAAACTGGAAGGCTGGATTGAGTCCGTTTCTGCCTCCCTCGAATACCTCCGAGCGTGAGACAGAATGGACCTCGCAGAATATCTCCTTTTCCTCAGGTGTCGGCTCGTCTACTCCGTATTTATTTTTGGTCATTGTCTGACTTATCAGCTTAAGAACATCATCCATTTCTTATCTTTTCCCTGAAAACTCTGTTATTTAGAGTATATCTGAGCATCCTCGGCATGCCTTCGCCGCTGTCCCTCTTGCGCCACGTCCAGGCGGCATACATGACCACTATCTGACAGTCCTGTATATCTTCTAGGTCGAGGGTTATCCCTTCTTCTGCGATGCTCTTTTTTGCTGACTCGATATACTGTGTGAGTCTCTCATCGTATGCGGTTGTCGCTTTGATGCCAAGGTCCACCTTGAGCATCCCAAGAAGCTCATCCATCTACTTGCTCCTTTTCTTTTTCGTCTGCTTTGCTGGCGGCTCTGCGGTGATATATCCCCGCTCTGACAGCAAGGCAACCCTCGCGGGGTCCTCGCATCGGTACATAGCACCTACGGGGACCTTCGCGAGTGTGTCGCGGTCGATGAAGGACTTTACAACCTTATACTCCATCAGGTTGTAACTGTTACAGCTACGCTTGCACTAGCTGAGCCGCTAACTGCTGTGATTGTAGCTGTGCCGGATGCAACGCCGGTGATAACTCCATCTGCTACAGTTGCCTTTGTAGCGTCTGATGTGGACCATGTGATCGCGCCATCAATCGGGAATGTCTTAGCTGTAACCTTAACGGTTTCGCTAACGTCCACTGTTACTGCAGAGTTGCTCAGGATGATCCCCTGGACAACATTGGCTGTGTCGGGAGCAAATGCAACGCTTGTCGCATCAGGGGTTGTTCCCTCGAGACCGATTGCGACGAATCCCTCAGCGATAACGGGCTGACCGTCATAACGAGCTGTACCCTTGAAGGCTGTCTGATCCTGGATAAAGAATACATGCTCAGACTGTGCAAATTTTGCACCAGCTCTCTCGCCAAGGAGGTAAAGGTCGAAGAATCCGCCGATGATCGTGTTGTCAGGAATGAAGTTGAGCACTTCAATGATTCCACCGATAACAGGCATCCTGTCAGATACTCCGCTTACTACACGGCCCTGTGCATCAACAGACACGGTCTTGGCAACAAGCTTTGTATAAGTCTTGCGGTTCATGACCCATACCATCTCGCCGCGTGAGTAGTCGCTCTTAGCCGCACCGCTGGCAAGGACGATCTGCTCGAAGAGCTGAGCGCCTGAGAGACCTGCGGAAATTGAAATGATGTTGGATGTGTGGAGGTCTACCCAAGGACGAGCCGTTGGGGGGTATCCTGCAGGCTGAGCTGTCTGGGCAAGCCTTGACATGATACCGAAAGGCATCTTCTGGGTGGTTACGGAATTGCGGCCGTAAAGAATAGCCTTATCAATTGCAAGTCCGATTGCCTGTGAAAGGGCATCAAGGAGAGTTGCTGCAAGGTCGATATCGGAATCCTCAAGGACTGCATTGCAAACCTTGTAGTAACCGGCAACCTTGTAGCAATCAATTTCGGCGTCGTTAAATGCAAGATTGAGCTCGTTGAGGGCTGCACAGCACTCCGTCCAGATAGCCTCTGCGACTGTGCCCTGGATGATCTGACGGGCGTTGCCGCCGATCGCCTGCACGTTTACGTGTCTGTAAAGTTTTGAATAATTTGCGATGTTCTCCTTGAGGAGTCCGAGAAATACCTCAGGGATTGTGAGACCTGCGTTCTGGATCTCCCTCTTGTTGGCGATGCAGCTTCTTACCTCGGCAAGATAAGCCTTGACGTCGTCCCGCTGGAACATCTCAACTGTGTCAACGTTCTTAAAAAATCTGTTTCTCAGAATGGGCATTTTTTCTACCTTCCTCTCTTCTTTTTTCTCAAGCTCAGGAGTTGTGTCCTGCTCCTTCTCGACATCTGCAAGCTCCTTTTCCATCTCAGCAATGGAATTTTCGAGCTTTTCTTTTTCGGCATCGTTCTCTTTTTTCTCGGTGTCGAATTTCTCGACCTCTTCCTCGACAGCCTTCTGAGCCTCTGCCTTTTCCTCGCCTTCCTCAAGAGCGGCGGCCTCTTCGATGGACTTCTCCAGCTCGGCCTCTCTTGTGGCAAGCTCCGCATCCTTTGCTCTCAATGCTTCGAGAGCCTTCTGGGCGGAATCAATCTTTTTCCTAAGGATCAGTGCCTTTAACATGGTGATTCTCCTTTCAGTTTTTTCAGGGCGTTACTCTTCCAGGCTTCATTTTTCCGCCTTAAAATTTCGTCACGCTCCTTTTGTCTTGCGGAGATGTTGGTCTCCTCATATGCCGGGAAAGTGCACGCAGAGACTTCAAAGAGCTCTACTTCCTTAATGGTCCAATGGATCGACCCGTCATCGCGGAACTCGGTTTCCTCTTTCAGGATGTCAAATCCGATAGAACACTGGTCTACATCTCCACGCTTCACTCTCTCATAGAGGTTCATTGCATCCACATCTTTCGGATTGATGTCGATGCTGCCCCAGAGGCCGTGCGCGTCTGTTCTGAGCTGCAGTGTGTTCGCCTTGGTCCTTCCAAGCACCAGTGTGGTGTCATGGTTTATCAGTGCCCTTATATCTCCTGACAGCGTCTTATCAAATGCCCCCGGAGCGATTGACTCACTCAATCCCGGGAACATTTCATAGTCGCTGTTAAATACGGCAAAATATCCCTCAATTGAGAGTTTTCCGCCGTCTTCCCTCGTCTCAAATTTGCTCTGTATAGTACGGAGCTGTCTTATCTCTCTATCACTCATTTTCGCCTCCCTGTATCAGTTTCTTCTGGTCGCCGATCATGTCGGCAGGAATGTAATTTTCCAAAATCCTGAGCTCGTCAAGGCCCTCAAGAGGTTCCATGCCGAGTCTGTCGCGGACTTCGTTGCCTGTGACAATGGCCTTGTCTGACAATCCGCCGAATACCTTATAAATGGTCTCGATATCCCAGTCCATAAGGCTCAGGACGTTGAATTTTAAGTACATTTTTTCGGAAATTATCAATTTCTTGGTCATTTCCTGCTGAATTCCGAGCGCTATGGTCTTAATTTTTGACTGCACGAAGTTATTCCAGGCTTCTTTGCTGTACTCTCCCACTCCGAGGAGGAACGGAGGCACGCCGATAATTGCGGCGACTGTCCTCTTGTCGAGCTGTACCGTCTCATCTATTGCAAGGTCCTTGAGTGATAGTGGTCTGACCTGCTCGACCTGGAACTGCTCCGCAGGGATCAACCAGGGCTCACCGATCTCGGACGATTTAACGTACTCCTCAAGGAGTCTCTGCCTTCCCGAAGGATTGGCAAATTCGTCCACGAGGGCGTCAACCTTTACAATGATCGATGGCTTCCACTTCGATTCCATGAATCCTTTTTCGGTGGCTGCTGCCTGCTTGAGATTCTGCGCCACGTCCCGAAGACAAGTGGTCACGCCCTTGCCCTTCCAAAGATACGTTTTGTCGGGATTAAAAACAAAGTGCAGGAGGTTCTCCGGGTCCTTTGCCTTGCCGTCAATCAGCACCTTATAGTCTCTGTATCCGATAGGCTGGAAAGTGACTCTTGAGGCTCCTATAGGTTCGAGGTTTACAATCTTACCCTGATAGGTGTGTGGGATAACTATGGAGTTGCCTTTTCCGTATAGCAAAAGATTCATAACAATCGCCTGGATCCACGTCGAGCGGGTCATGTGCATTTCGGGCTCGATGTCGATCTTTCGCGACAGTTCATTTATAATCCTCTGATCTCCCCGCTCAGTGTTGGCCATCAGGTGAATGGTCAGCGAGCCTATAAGCTCAGCTATCCCCTTGCACGCGGTCATGATCTCCGGATTCTGATCCAGTGAGACATAACCGGGGCAGGCCATTGACTCTGAGTCGGTCAGCCACACTCCAATTGGTGATATCTTCTGCTCTTCTCTTTTTACACGTCTTTTTTTCTTGCTCATTCCTCACCCCACCAGTCTTTTGCCTTCTTGGCTTTCTCGGCATCCTGCAGACAACGGACGCAGGCAAAAACAGAGGCGTCAAAAAGGTCTATCCTCATTTCCGGCTGTGTTTTTTCATACTGGACAGCGTCGTCCGTCTTCTCCACGGCTGCAACGTTGGCGACGCAATATTCATATGCATCTGAGTGTAGATAATAAAGGGTCCCGTCATTTATCGCTTTTTCGATGTGACGGAACCCTTGTGATTTCAGGTAATAATATTGTGGCTGATCTATGATATTAAAGCCTGCTGCCTTCATTGCCGGGAAGTACTCCTCGCCGGCAAATTTACGGTCGTGACCGACCTGCCTTATCTTGAATCCCATTTTTCTCATGGCTACGAACCAATTAACTATATCCGAGATGTTAACTGTAGGAGTGTTGGACATTGACAGCCATCCGTCTTCCTGCCATCCAAATAATGGAATGTTATCCTTTTCTGCTTTTTCGATTGCCATCGCCACCGGACAAAAGCCGTGTGTTATGACGATCTCGACACCCTGATACTGACCATACAGCGCTGCGGCTGTCAGATCATGGAGCCTTGAGAGGTCTGCGCCGCCGTACCAGTTTATCCCCAGCTTCGAGAGCTGTTCGAGCGTCCAACTGTATTGGCGGTCAGAGGCCTTTAGCTTGTCGATATCAAACCAGGCCTTGAGCGCCGCGGTGTAAATGTTTAATCGGCGGCTTAAAAAGTCCTTCCGCTGTTGCGGGTCGTTCTGCGCCTGCAATGCGTCGTTTAGGATGTCGTTTGGCCTGATCGTCACGCCATAGTTGGGATTGGCCTTTTGATGCTGGATGGGATTGGTGTAATCCACGTTTCCCTTGTCGTCCTGGTCAGCCCGGGCGATAAACGCAAAAAAGGCATCGTCTTTGACAATGCCTCCTGCGACTTTTACGCCATACTCCATACGGTGGTATCCAAAGGAGTTGACGTTATCGCCTGCGGTCGTGATGCCGACCATCAATTTATTTGTATAGGCCTGCATGGCCTCCTTAAATCTGTTGTACTGCGCCGGCTTTTTATATGCTGCCACCTCGTCTGCGATTGCAAAGTTGCAGTTAAAAGAGTCCTGCGCGTCCGGATTGGATGCCATGATCTGGATTTCTATTGTGCCATCAGGACGCCCGTCCGGTGTTTTAAACTCATATTTGATCGAGTGCTCAAAAGAGTTGTCTTTTACGTCAAAGTCACCTATGAGCTTTTTGTATTTGAGGGTGAAAACCAAAAAGTTAAAGGATTCAAGCGCCTGCTTAAGTGCGGCGGCTACTACGTAAATCGTGGAGCCTGACCGGCGCTGGATGATCGCAACCGCAAAGGCAAAGGCTGCCACGAGGCTCGTTTTCCCATTTTTCCTCGGGATAAATATAAGCGCCTCCTTAAATCGTCGCTCATTGGTGCCCTTGTAATAAAATCCAAGGAGGTTGTAAACGATAAATATCTCCCACGGCTCAAGTTTAAAGGGCTTGCCGAGCAGTGGCGTTCCATCCAGCGCCTCACCTTTGCGGTGGACGAAGATGCCTTCCATGATCGTCACGGCTGCATCCGGTTCTTTCGTCCTGAGCTCAAGCTCCGGGCGCTTAAGGTCCTCGAGAAATCTCCTGCAGGCGTTTATTATGTCATCGCCGGCTATCTTGATTCCGGAGACCACATCCTTCGCGTATTTAATTGCAATTTCCTTGTAGTGTTTAGCCTTCACATCAGATTCCCAGCTCCGCCAGCGCTCCCGCGAGGCCTCCGCTGTTATCCTTGTTGATGAGTCCTTTTTCCCCAAGCCTCTTAAGACCTGCCGGGGTCAGTCCCAGATCACGCCAGTAGGCGAGCGCCTGGGCATTGCAGTCCATTATGACGACAAGAGCGGGATTCTTTACGATATTGCTCGCTCCGCTCTTATTGGTGTGCTTAACTATCGGATTGCATCCTGCCTCCTCATACTCGGCCTGTGCCTTGTCCCTGGTCTCAAGGATTCCGGCAAGGGTGTCTATTACGCTTTCAAAATACTCCTGGTAGGTGCCTGCTGCCTCGCAAGCGGATTTTATTTTGTTTTTCCATTGCCTCTTAGTCACTTAACTTTTCTCTTATCAGTTGGATTGCTGCAGTCATGCCCTTGGCCTTATACTCCGGATGAGTCGTCCGAAAGCAGTATTTTTGACATGACGTTTTATCGCATTTCTCATTCTTCTGAGGGTCACAGATGTGCGTCCTCAATCGGTCTGTTGCTGTATAGGTACTCATGTACTTTCTTCTGCTCCTATTAGGCTCCTCGATTCTCGGCCAAAAGATAGCCGTTTCAAAATTCGCATAATCATAAGAAAACACTTGTTATGCGCTTAATGGGGTTTTATATAGGATTCATGCCACTTTGAGGGGTCCCCATGGCCCAGGAACCCCTTTTGTCTAAAATTAGCCCGTGTATATAAAAGGC